ACCCATAATAGTCAATGACCAAGGACAGGAAGTTGCTAATCCACAAAGCGCACTTGATGCAGGGATTGCATCTATTAAGAAACTAACAGCCGACATTTTCAAAAACGAACTGATGATAAGCGAAGCACAAAAGGCACAAGAGGCAGCAGCAGCAGAGGCTGATAGTTTACTGAACGGGTAAATAGACGTGGCGATATTTGATTGGCAAGACATACGAAAAGCTGCTGTTACCACTACCGGAACGCAGCCAAACTATACAGTCACGCTGTATGATGGACCCTCTAGCTACTATGATGGCTTGACGTTTGTAATTAGACCACATCAAAATCAAACCAGCACTTCTGCAACATTAAATGTTAATGGTTTGGGAGCTAAAAGCTTAGTTTTTCATACTGTAAGCGAATACTTTGCTCCGCTGGTGCCTAATATGTTGGGGAGTGAAGGCGCGTATAGAGTCACCTTTTCTTCTGCGGCAGATGCTTTTATTGTTCACAATCCGACCTTTGGACAAGAGACAAATTTCAATCCGACTTGGGGAGTCTCCGGTGGTGGTCCTGTTACTTTGCGTACTGATTTTGATACTAACTACAGGTGGCTTAATAACAAGACTGTGATGGTTAGAACGTATTGTTCTTTGGAGCTAGTCGGTGCTACTAGTGTCTTAACATTTGCTCTTCCTTATAAAGCAGACGGGGATGACCGTCTTGTAATTGGCTCAGGATATGTTTCAAGTATCTCAGGGCAAACTGAGTATATAGTTTTGGCGTATATTCCAACGAGTTTAACAATTATGAATATAATTACTAACGCTCTTGGAGGTACGTTTGCAGCGGACCCTGCTTTTAATGTGGTAGCAAACATTATTTACAATGTTGACGTCGCTACTCTCTAGGAAAAAACATGTATATACAATTTGCAATCGACCAGAAAATTAATAAGCGATTATTAGCTGAGGAACTAGCCCTTGTGCAACCCAATCTTGAGCTAAGCTTCATAGACCAAGTTAGTTGGATGAGTTTTCCATATCCAATAGATAAGTATCCCGAATATATTCTTGGCGTACCGGAAGACATCAGCGCTCCTTATGTGCAGCCAGCAGTAGTGCAAATTGAGAATGGATTGCTTGAAAATGAAGGGGCATTTTGGGCTGTTGTTCGAGCACATGCTCCAGACTTAAGCACAGAAGAAGAGCAGCAGCTATTCAGTCTGCAACAACGAGCCACTCAATTGGTAAGTGCCTTGATGCTGCTACCTGATTCTGAGCTGCAGAAGATTAAGAAGCGGTTCGATGACCTTCCTCCAATGTAGAAATGTACTTTACGGTGCAAGATAACTATGACACGGTGAGCTTATGATGCGATTATTGAGTACCCTCGTTCTTATCGGTCTATTTATTGGTTGTGGTAATAATATTTGCCACGATGCTGGTGACGGGAACTATGAATGCGTATCAGCTCCAGAGCCTACGCCTACGCCAGAACCTACTGTAGCCCCTACGCCGCCTCCTAAGAACAATCCGCTATGCACTAAGGTCATGGGTATAGATGGTCCTGGAAACTTCCTGTGGAAGCCAGAGGGAGACCATACGAGCGCATTGGTTGTGCTGCTCCCTGCAAGATTTGAGGTACCGTTCTCGGCATTGACCGTTAAGCGTAAGAATGGTGATTCGGAAAAGCTGCGTTTTACGGGATTTAGCAATGGAGACCGCCAGACGTGGCGAGGTGAGCTTAAAGGTGGCAGATACACGGGTGTGGTAGAAGCCTTTGGTGGTGAGCCTGCTCAGTTGTGTATCTGGGAAGTTGAAAAGCCGAGAGCAAGGCAAGACTAATGTATTTAGCAATGCGAGAGCAAGAGGAGGATGACGTGAAAACAAAACCAGCCGTTAAGAGCTTAGGCATCTGGGGTAGTATCAGTTCAATTGGTACTATGCTTGGCATGCTTGGAATGTTGAAAGATGTATGGGCATCTATTCCGCCAGAGCTAATCACAGAAACAAAAACATTTGCCACAGTAACGGTAGTTGCCGTAGTTCAACAGCTATTAGCATTGATTGGACGATGGAGAGCTACCACACCGATTAAAGGCATATTGAAGTAGGAGAAACATGTTAAGCGAGAACCAACTACAATCCAAACTCGATACAACAATACAAGCATATGAGAGCATCTTTGGTGAAAAACCAACAAATGAGCAGTTGCTAGACGTATTGAATACAGCCATTGCTAAGCGACAAGAAGAAGTGCTGACATCGAGACTAACCGACCAACGAGCAGATAGAGATTTGTTAGGACTACGGGCTTTGCTTGCAGCAAAGTCTGAGGCTCCTAAACCGGAAAAGAAAGTGAAGGCTAAGAAGTCTCAGAAAGCTGAGTTCGTACCTAACGCATCTTTATATGCCGAAAATAAATAAAGACAAAGAGAGGAAAAGCCCAGGCAAGCTGCCAACCACTCAACTGTTGTATTTAGACCAAGAGATAAATAAGCACATGACCGCTAACTACATGCCCGAGGTTAAGGATAAGGCGATGGCTTTGTACTTACTCGGGCACGACGTATCTGCTATTGCCGAGCGTATGGGCATGGAATCACGCATTATCCATAGTTGGGTAGATACTGGTAAGTGGACAGCAAAACGTGCAGAAATCTTCAAGAAAGCATATCAACAAAGTTGGGGTCAGATTGGTAACAATGCAGCAATTGCGCAGAATGTGGCGCAAGCTTTGTTCAATGACCAGATACAGAAGAAGATGGCTAAGGACGAAGAGCTGACGTGGGATGAGCTTAAGAAACTTTCAGACATGATTGTTTCGATGCAGAAGGTTAGTCGTACTGAGGATGGTAAGCCAACTGAGATAACTCAGACGCTGACTATTCGTGAGCAACGTGCTCAAATCCGTATGATATTGAAGGAAGACCCGTTTCAGGAGTTTGCTGATGTTATAGAACACGCAAGCATGAAACAATTAGGGCATAAAAATGTCGGACACGAAATTAGCACCGCTGGAACTAGCACAGAGGATTCAAAAACTGAATGCAAAGTGGAATCCTCATCCGGGGCAGCTGAAAGCCGGGAGAGCGATTTTTAAGGACAAGAAGAAGCGACTCTTCATACGTGCTGGTCGGAAATTCGGTAAGACTGAGCTATGCATGTACATTGCATGGCGGATAGCCCTCACCACAGACAATCCTCAAGTATACATCATTGGTCCTTCTCAAAAGCAGCAGAAGGAAATCATGTGGCAGAATGGTCGGCTTAAGCAGTTCGGACCAGAAGAGTATGTAGACCAGATAATGGATTCTGAACTACGTATCAAACTAAACGGTGGGTTTATTAAGGTCGATGGTTCTGAAAACTACGAAGCCTATCGAGGGACCGAGTATCACGCCATGATACTTGATGAGATGAAAGACCAAGACCCTCGGTTCTATGACGCTGCTTATCCTAACCTGCGTTCTCTAAACGGCGTTCTAATCTGCATTGGTACTCCTCCTGACCACCCAGACAACTTCTATGTGCAGTTATTAAATGACATTAAGAACGATGAAGACTGGGCACATATCCATGGTACGGCGTGGGAAAACCCGTTCGTAGCAGGAATTGAGGACAAGGAAGAGGCTCATAAGTGGCTAAGTACTGAGAAAAAGAAGTATTACGAGCGAGGCGACAAGGAGCGTTGGCTACGAGAATATGAAGCAGAGCTGGCTTTTGGAGGTCGTAGCCGAGTTATTCCTAACATCTCTCGTAGTGAGCATATGAAGCCAGACTTCCATGTTCAGCAGTTACTTGAGAACCATCAGGGCAAACTTGAGTACTTCATTATGCTCGACCCTGGTACTACGACCTGCTTTGCTGGGTTGTTTGCAGCTATTGACCCATATAGCAGCCAAATTTTTATTCTCGACGAAATATACGAGAAAGACCAATATAAGACGAGTACCGACCATATATTTCCTACGGTTGTAAGCAAAGCTAAGCACTTTCATGCGCGTGAGGGTGCTTGGCGCATATTTTATGACGATGCGGCTGCATGGTTCGGGAACGAAGTCTTGAGTCGATATGGGGTTTATTGTCAGCCAGCAGGAAAATATGCTGCGGACAAAGAGCTTGGCATCAGCATGTTGAAAGACGTGGCTCGGGTCAAGAATCTCCTTACCATAAGCGACCGATGCGAAAACCTGATGTGGGAGATAGAAAACTACGTCAGAGACGAAAACGGAAGGATACCGAAGAAGAATGACCACCTACTCGACTGCTTCAGATATTTGTTGACATGCAGTAGGTATGAGATAAATGAAGACGTTGCGCCGGAGCCAGAAGAGAAGAGAAGATATGTCACACTCGAGCAAGACATAAGAGCATGGCGACAACAGAGCGATATCATGTTTGGGAAAGAAATTAACATATTTGATGATTCGGAGTTTGACTGGTGAGCGATAAACTAGAAGATGCACTAGTACGTGCAAAGGTTGCAGAAAAAATAGCAGACAAAGCATTAGCCTTAGCTATGGAAGCTATTACTAAGGTCGAGGCAATGGAGAAGAGTACGCATAAAGCATACTTTGTTAATCCAAGCACAAACGCACAGGACTTAGTACCTGAGCATCCATATGAGCCACATCAGGTCAGTCCACAAGAACTTGAAGAGAGCCTGGATAAATTGTTTGAAGCTAGTCGAGGTCACTTAGACTCTGACGATGCATTTATGGATGAAAACTAATGTTTGAGACACCTGCCGAAGCCTTAGAAGACGGAGCTAAAACAATTATCCCACCTTGGGTGAATAATGTTGTTAAGTCGGAGAAGAAGTTTCTCCAGTGGTTTAAAGACACGTATCCTATCCTAGAAAAAGCCAACCAAGACCGGATAGAGCAACTCTTTAACAACCTTCTTTGGTATACAGGGCAGTATGACCACAGTAAGGAGTATCGACTAAGCCTTGGTGGAAACAGAGAAGAGAAGCTGACACCTAAGAAAGTGCCTCTCGTGGTCAATCACATGTTTGACCTGACTGAGCAGCGTATTGCTCGTTTGTCTCGATTCAAAAGCAACGTAAAAGCTCTTCCAGTAAACGATGAGTTCGAAGACAAGAAGAGCGCTCAGTTTGCTGACCTTATCTTACGACAGCTAAACAGGCAGAACCAATTTGACCTAAAGCTACAAGAGATTGAACGATGGAACGCTGTGTTCGGAGAGATGTATCTGAACGTAGAGTGGAACCAGCGCATTGGAGACAAGGACAAGAAAGGTAAGCGCATCGGTGATGTTCAATACACGTTAGCGCCTCCGTTTTTCAAGCTATTTGATAGCAAGCGCCATTACACTCAGTCTAAGTGGGTTATTGAAATTCACGAGGTACTGCACGTAGAAGAGGTGAAAAAGAAGTATGGGAAGAAGGTAGAGGCAGATGGTCGCACTTCTGTTTACTCTTATGAGTTCCTAAAAGATTACTTCCATAGCAAGCAGACTGACGAAGTAGTTGTTTATCGTTTTGTGTATCCGCCTGATGAGTTTCTCGAGGAAGGCGCGTATATTCTGTTTACCGATACTCAGGTACTGCAGATGGCTGATGTATATCCATACAGTCATGGCAAGTTCCCGTTCGTGCGAATTACCGACATTGATGTTCCGAACAGACTACATGGGATGAGCTTGTTCGAGCACCTAAAGCCAATCCAGCACAACTACAACAAGACTACGTCACTCATTAGCAAGAACATCTTCTTAGTGGCGCATCCCAAGATTATGATGCCAGAGGGGGCTGCTAAAATTGAAAGCATGGGAAATGCTGCTACGGCTGTTACGTTCCGTGGTCCTATTCCACCGTCGGTGGTCACGTTTGCTCCGAATCCTCCGGAAGTTTATGCGTTCCGAGATAAACTGAAGCAAGAGATGGAGCAGGTCGGAGGAGTATATGGAGTAAGTAGAGGTGCTCCGCCTCCAGGAATTCGAGCTGGTATTGCTCTCCAGTTCCTCGAGGAGCAGGAACTACAACGAGCCAACACATCTATCGTGAAGCATAATAACTTCATTGTAGAAGTAAATGAGATGGCGATTGCTGTAGCCGGAGATTACTACAAGACTGATGAGCCTGCAGATGATAGCCGTCTCGTGCGCATACTCGGAAATAACAACCAGTATCAGATTAAGACACTGGCAAATGTGAATCTGAGCGGTCCGTACAGCATCATTATTCAGAACACTACAGCATTGTCAGATAGCCGAGCTGGACGTACTCAGCAGATTATCGACTTAGCGCAGAACATTCCGGGACTACTCAGCCGAGAGCAGATGGCTGACTTGCTCGAGCTTGGCGCTCCAGAGAAGTTCTACGACATTGCTACGGCTGCTCTAAGGTCAGCAGAGTCTGAGAACGAAGAAATACTACGTGGGGAAGAAGTGAGTGCTCCTGATGTGTATGAGCAACATATCGTACACTGGAAGGCACATACTATTATCATTCAGGGGCGTTTTTATAAGGAAGACGTTCCAGCTGAGTACAAGCAGCGCATGGCAGAGCATATTCTCGTGCACGAGGTCTTCTTGCTCGAGGCAGCCATGAACAACCCAGAGGCTGCAGCCGAAGTGCGTACATTGAACGGATTTCCTCTGTTCTATACGCCTACCCCAGAAGAACAAGCATATCTCATTACTGGACAAGTTCAGCCACCAGCACCACCACAGCCAATGGGTGGAGCAGGGATGGACATGGGGCAAATGGAGCAGATGATGGCACAAGGCGAAATGCCTATGCCTGAAGAAATACCACAGGGAGCTGAGGTACCTACTGAGCCAGTGCCAGAAGTAATGAATGAACAACCATAAGGAGTACAATGAGCGAACCAACTACAGACACTTCAACAACAACAGATAGCAGCGCAGGAGATGATGGACTATTTGGTAGTCCTGGAGCCGGAATTGACATGGGAGATTCCTTGATTGATGGCTCAGCTATAGACAACATAGAAGCGTCTGACAGCGAGCTACAGGGATTTGACATAACAGAGGAGGTGTCCAATGGGCTGCGGCAAGAGGAAGAAACCCAAACCAAAGAAGTAGTTTCTGAGGTTGCTGAGGAGCCAGAGGTAGACGCGAGACCGCCACGTATGATTGCCTTAGGCGACAATCAGTTTGAGGCAGATACAGAAGTTGTTGTTAATGGTCAGCGAGTGCCTCTAGGTTCCTTGGTTGATGATTACATCGGTCAAAAAGAGATAAACCGTCGTTTTACTGAGTTCGATAAGCAAAAGAAGAGTTGGGAGAACGATGTTGTAGGACGATTCAACAAGAATGAGCAGCTAGTTCTTAACGAAATTAAGAAGCTCCAAGAGGCTGCAGATTCAGGTGAGTATTCGTCTGCTATTGCATCTCTGGCAAAAATGGCAGGGGCTAATCCTGTAGAGTTCGAGCGTAAGATTATCCAGCATGTTATGGAGTCTGCAGAAGGCATTAATCAGATGTCTGAGGCGGAAGAAAAAGCATATTGGGCACAGAAAGAAGCTGAACATGCCAAGAGTCAGCTACAGGAGCGCGAAACTGCTGAGAAAACCCAGCAAGAGCGAGCTGCGCTTAAGCAGAATCTGGTTGATATTATTCATACTAGTGGACTATCAGAACGGCAATTTGAAGAGGCATACAGGGTTATACGAGAAAACCCCAAGGCTATGGAGACTCTCCGGTCTATGAAGCCACAGGAAGCCACGCAAGCTGTTTGTACGTTCTACTTAGATAGTGCCAAGGAAGACCGTGTAATACAGGCTGTGGAAGCCCTTGCGCCAGATTATAAGAACAAGGACTACCTGATAAGCAGTATTTTTTCGGTTGCAGATTATGACTATTCTGTAGAAGATATGAAAGAAGTACTATCAGAGTACCTTGGGCTGAATACGAAAACGCAGTCCAGAGAGACCCCGAGTAAGGAGCCAGCGGCAAATGGCAAACCGGAAAGGGCAGCCTCGGCAATAAGTAACTTAAGCAACCTAGAGGCAGAAGATGCTATAGGTTGGGATTTTGCTTAGTCGGGGGTTCAGTCGCCTCCGACTTGTATAGGAGGCATAATAAATGGCAACTGGTAATGCAGCTGAAACTGCGTTCAATCTGACCGACCTCACCAATCTTTATAAGATTAAGTATGGTAAGCGGTCTGAGAACGCATACAACTCAGCTAACGTCGCCCTTGGGCGAATCAAAAAGTCGTACGACTTCGTTGGAAAGAAGATGGAGTTCCCTATGGAGCTTTCTTTCCAAGGTGGTGTTGGTGCTGGAACTCTTCCAGAGGCTAACGTCGGTGAAGTCGAAGATGTAAACTTCACTGCTAAGAAAGTCTATGCTCGCGCTCTATATGACCGAGAGTCTATCAAAGCAGCTGCATCTTCTGAGGGAGCATTCTTTCAGAACACTGCAGAAACTGTGCGAAAGACTGTTGAGTCATTCAACCGTTGGGCTTCTATCATCCTTCACGGAGATGGAACTGGCTCTCTTGGTACTGTTGCTACAGGTGGTGTAACTGATAATGGTGGTGGTGATTACGACCTCGTTATCTCTGACGCTACTTGGATTGCAGCTAACTGGTCTAAGCGTGACTTCATAAACATTGAGTCAGGTAACACTGACCTGTTTGAAATCACTGCAGTAGACAAGGCAAACAAGACTATCTCAGTACAGAGAGCTTCTGGAGCTTCTCAGGTACCTGCAGCTGGAGATGTTATCTTCATGCAAGGTTCTGAGAACAATGTTCCTCAAGGTCTTCGTGGTGTAGTTCTTGCGTCTTCTGGGACTAAGTTTGGTGTCTCGATTGCAGACCCATACATCTCTCAGCAGATTGATGCGTCTAGCGCAACTATCACACCTGACCTCATCAACCAAATCGTTCTGTCTGTAGAAGAAGAGTCTGGACAAACTCCAAACATGGCTCTTTGTTCTTACACTCAGTTCCGAAAGCTCATCAACCAGCTTGATGACCAGAAGCGATACAACCTTCCTCCACGATACCAGTCGGATGCGATGAAGGGTGTTATCTCTTTCCGTGGTGTTGAGGTAATGACAACTCAAGGACCTATCGGAGTATTCCCGGACAGATTCGTTCGTGAAGACCTCTTCTATGTCCTCAACGACAACTTCATCAGAGCTTTCCACCGACCTGGATTCGGATGGTTCGACGATGATGGAACTGTGTTCCTACGAGTAGCTGACAGTGACGAGTACGAAGCGCGTTACGGTGGTTACTACGAGAACTACATTGCACCACCTTTTCATGGTGTAATCAGCAACCTCAGCGCATAATGAGGTTAGTGAGGGGGAGAGGCTTCTTTCCCCCTCCTTCTTTTTATTTACAGGAAAATCATGTTACGACCTCTACAAACAGGCTTTCTAAATTCAAGGCTACTAGGATTTACTGCGACAACAGCAGCCTCAGCAGTAAACACAGTTCAGCAAGGTAGCGGAGAAGCTACATTCACCAATGCTAGTAGCGACCATATTTTAGACCACGCATACACTCACCCGTTTGCTCAGACTCCAGTGCAGGTAGTAACTGCTGGAGCTGGGATTGGCGATGCTGGAACAGCAGCTGTTAAGGCTACTGCGACTGCTACAGCTGGTGGAGTGACCACACTTACTAGTACTGGCACAGCTGACGTAGGTCAGTGTCACAGCCTTGTCTTTGGACAGGAGACTGTTGAGGCTAGGCGTAGTGGGAACAAAGATGGCAAGCTATTCGATGTGAACAGCTCTCGACGAAGTGCGGAGCTTGTTGTTGGACAGGTGAGCAGCGCTGGTGCAGTAACAATCGGTGGACGGGAGTTTACTGTCGTTAAGAATGGTACTGGTGACTACACTGTCACGTTTACTCCAGGCTTCGGTGCTAACCCAGTCGTTTGTGCTACTCCATTCAATGCTTCAACTGATGGGTTTGCTCTTCGAGTTGATGCAGTGACTGAGACAACAGCAAACATCCTGACGTTCAACGACTCAGGGTCAGCAGCTGATGCAGCATTTAACTTCGTGGCAATGGGCTTTCATGACCGTTCTGACTACACACTACAGAAAGGTGGAGATGTTAATTGCCGTCATCGAAGACCTCGAATCGTAGCAGGGAAGGTAACGTATACAGCAGGAGTTCCTGCAGTAACTATTGGAACAGGTGAATTCACGTTGACTGACGTAGCTCTTGGTGAGTTGACAGTCACATTTGATGAGCCGTTTGCTAGAACTCCAGTAGTAGTTGCCTCTGCAGCAGATACAAACACACACAGCTGGGTGTCAGTAAAGGCAAACAGCACAACCGCCATAACACTAGAAGTGACTGACGAAGCGGCAGCTGCTGCAGACCCAGCGTATCTGAACTTCCTAGTCTTTGGTTCTGATTCAGGAGACGTATTCTAATGAAAATAGTACTAGCCTACATATTAGCAATACTTATTCCGGTAGTTGCATGGGGGCAGAGCCAGCCACGAGAGTTGACGGCTTTGTCTACTACTGCAGCAGCCAGTGTACCAGCAGCGTATGCAGTAAAGCTAGCTACGAAGTCTTGGCTGATGGTGACTGTTGCTAACCAGAGTGACTGCGATGTGTCTATTAAATTCGTTGATGCAACAAACACTCCTGAAGTGGTTGTACTTGCTGGAACCATATATGACGTGCGGTTTGGAGAAAATGGAGGACAACTAACCTCGGCTGTTCATTTGCAGAAGTTAGCAGGTGAAACATGTGCAGCTGGTAGTGTCTACTTACAAGGGATGTACAGATAATGGCAGATGATGCAGGTGGAGGATTCTTCGACAAATTACTTGATGGCATAATCGAAAAAGCGCCCGACATACTACTAGAGGGCGGAAAGCAGATTATAGCTTCTGAAAATCAAGCTGATAGTCTCAAGATTCAAGAAAAGCAGCTAGAAGTTGATTTAAGAGAAGTTGAGGAAAAAATTCGCAACAACAAAGCTAACGAGGCTTTTCAACGAGAAAAATTGCGAATAACGTTAGCTCTCGAAGCTATTAGAGCTAACATCGCAGCTGCTGAAGACAGAGAGTTTGAAGCCTTGCAAAGGATGGAACAGCAGAAGATGAGCCGTGGTGTTGCAGGTGATGTTACTAGTGCTTTGAATCAAATAGTGGCACAGAGTCAAGCTGGAATTAAGTAATGCGGTATTTAGATGATGCTAGGTTCGTCGGGAATGCGGCAACTCCTGCACAACCATTGCCTCTTACACCAGACCTGCCTCCTGCACAAGCTTTTGGCGGTGCAACTCCTAGTGATTTACAGCGCTTCTACGATGAGGTTGCTTTTTACACCGGGCAACCTGCTATGCAGCAAGCTCCTGTTGCTAGACAAGCCGTACCTGCACAAGCGCCACTAGCAGGACAACCAACTATCTTTGACCAGCCTGGGGCATTGGATGTCCGTCAGGCACAGATGCAGCCACAGCAGCCATTGCCTGGTGAGCCACAAATAATGACTCGTGCTGCAGTTCCTGAGTCGGAAACGCAAACACAACCAACGCAAGAGGAAACCCCTGGAGCTGAAGAAGTTATACAGGACGTGGCTACAGACGCCATTGTTGACGTGGCTAAAGATGAAATCAAAAAGGAAATAGGACTAGAAGTAAGTAAAGAAGCCATAACAGCAGGTGCTGAAGATTTGTATCCTGGCTCTACGCAAGCTGGAGGCGCTGGAATTGGCGGAAACATAGCGGAGGGCGCTGGTTGGGCTGCTGCTGCATATAATGTCTCGGATGCTATAAACAACATTAAAAATGACAGTCGTAGAGGTAAAGGAGCTGTAGAAGGTTTTTACACTACGTCTGGAGCCGTTATAGGTGGAGTAATTGGTGCTAGCTTTGGAATGCCTGGAGTTGGAGCAGGTATAGGTTCTGTTATTGGTCGTACTGTTGGTCGTGGAATGGCAAGCCTTGGTGAGAGTTTAGGATTTATTGGAGGTCGAAGCACTACTCAGTATCAAATAGACCGCTGGACTGCTGCTATGGAGCGAGCCGCCACCACTGAAGAACAAAAGTGGATTGCTCGTAAGATGAATCAAGTCATAGAGCAAAAGCAATCTGGCGAGGGTGCTCCCAAATTCAAGTATGGTGCGCTTGCTGGTAGACAATATACTATAGAAGACCTGCATGGCATGGGTCGTGGCGAAGATGTCTGGGGTGAGTATGCGTTCTTTGAGGCATTTCCAGACTGGTTGACTGGCTGGACTGAAGAAGAAAGAAGAATTATTGCTGAGGCTGCAATTAGAGAAAAACTACTTACATCGGACAAAGGCAGCACTCTTTTTAGTGGCAAACATGGCAAGTTAGCTCGTATCCAAGAAATTGGTTACCAAGTTAAACAAGGTACGTATACCCATGCTATTTCCGACGAACAACGGATGCAAGACAGGGCTGCTTATGCTGAAAGTATTGGCGTAAACTGGGACCCAGCTGAGGATGCTGAAATTGACAAGTTGCGCGCTGGAGAGCACATGCAGATGATAGCTGCTGAACGTCGAGAAGAAGCAGCAATTCGTGCAGAGGAGCAAGGTTTTCAAAAAATCCAAGGACAAGCACTGTGGAAGCCAAACTCAGAAAAAGATGGCAATCTTGTCATGCTATTCCCATACACAGTTGGCGAAGTAACAATTAGAGATGCCAACACTGGGCAAGTGCTTGCGGTAGGACGGTCATCAGGTCCAAGCAATGGATTTGCAGACACTATTCGATTTGATAGACCAGGGGGCGCATTTCAGAATGTCATTGCAGAAGATAAATATGGCAACCAGATACCTATATCGGACGGTAGTCAAAGGATGGAAGGGATATCTGTTACAGGGTACGTTCTCCCTGGTGCGGGCGTGGGTCCGCTCCCGAATTTCGGACCGCCACCAGCGGTAACAATACCAGAGCTTAAGCCACTCAAGAAAATAAAATACAAGAAGCGAGAGCTACCTAAAGTTACGTATCAAGCACCGAAAGCACCTGGGGCACAACAGTCTAAGGAGAAACAGTAATGGAAAAACAATTACGTAGAGAAGTTGATTTCGCAGCCATGCATAGAGATGCAATGGATACCATGGAAGCTATGGAGCAGATGTTAGCTACCGTACGTCGTATGGCGGACTTTGCTGCTCACTACATGGAGAACTACGAAGAAGAAGAAGACTACGAGGACGAGGAAGACGAAGACAGTCATGAAGACCCGATGAAGGATGCGGACAAGGTAAAGAATGACCGTAACCTTAATCTCGAAGGCATGATGAACGACGACAGCGACGAGACTAACATGGTTGACCGTGGCAACAAAAAGCATCGTAAGAAGATAGCAATCATCAAACTGCGAAGGATGTAATGAGATACATTGGCGACCTGCTCACACAAGTACGTGAACGCAGTCACAACCAAGAATATACGATTGGTAGTGGCACATCCTCTATTGAAGATGTAGTAGAGGGCGTTGGTAATCAGCAGCTCATTGAATTTGTCAATGAAGGGCAGACGCATATTCAGAGTGCTATAATTAACGCACATCCTGTTGAGTTCGTAGTCAGCAAGGAAATAAACATTGTGCCGAATCAGGAAGAGTATTCTATTCCTGATAACGTGTTCGTAAACAATAGATTAGTCAGCGTTCAGTACACATCTACTGGAAATGCAATCGACTACTACCGATTGCCACCACGTCCTCTACGAGACAGATTTACAGATATTACTAGTCATCCAAGTTGGTACATCCGCAGGTCAGGAAAGATTCTATTGAATCCTATCCCAACTACGGGTGTCGGCAAGATACGAGTTGAGTATTACCGAGAGGCAGATAGGCTGGCATTACGAGCTGGCAAGATATCTGCTATCACGGACAACGGTACTATCTCTGCTCTTACAGTGGGGACTAGTGATGACTTACCTAATCTTATTACTAACATTGGCGATAAGTATCTTTGTATATGTGATAAGGACGGTAACGTCAAAGAATACAATGTTGCTTATACGAGCTATAATGATGGAACTGGTGTCTTTAGCGGTATTAGTCATACTCGTACTGGCACTGAAACCATTACTACAGATGATTATATTACGGTAGGAAAATACACTACCACTCACTCTGTATTACCTATCAACTGCGAAAGATTCCTTATCAGCTACGGCACATTGATGGCATTGAAGCTAGACAGCTCTGCAGACTGGCAGGATGAGTTGGCTGTAATGCAATCTATCAAGGCAGATATTATCGACAGTTTTGGCGATATGGATGAGGATGTAAAAGACTTCCCTGTTCTTGATAGTGAGATACTTTTCTAATGAGCGCACCAGGTGGAATCCGACGCAACTTCAGCAATTTCAAAGGACTCAACCAGGGTGCTGATGACCTTACACGTCCTGTAGAGTTTGCTGATGAAGCCACCAACGTGGAGGTCACGAGAAAAGGTGCGATTATCAAAAGACGTGGGGGCAAACCTGAGAGTGGTTTAGAGTCAAATATAGGCGATGGTCTATATACGCATCATTTTGCCAAAGCAAATGACATACAATTTACAGGATATAAATTTGGTGGCAGCGCTGCATTTGTTCCATATGTAAATCCTAGCACGGGTGTTGGTGGTGAGAACTGGACTGGCACAGCGTCTAGTGTTCTTGCGGATGATGCCAATATTATTACTATCAACACAGCAAATGCTGTCTTTGTCAGTGACTATGTTGTTCTGACTGATTTTAATTTTGACATTCCTGAAAATGTGGAAATTACTGGATTCAGTTTTGAAACCAAAATGTCCAACGACATTGTTACGCCAGGTCTTCAATCCAGTAGAATAGAAATTACAACAGATGGTGGCACAACCTTTAGTAGGGCAAACACGGTTCAGCCTTATAGTGAAAACACCCTTCCTAGCACAACGCCAGCAATAGCTCGATTTCACACTCCACAACATAAATATGGCGCAAGCGAATTAACATCTAGTGTTGTAAATAGTAGCAATTTTGGATTTGGCATTCGCATGTCTTGGGCATCTAACCGAGACACTGCTATTAAAAACTATTTTTATATAAAGTGTGGGGTGCATTACAGAACTCGCACACTTACTGAGCGAGAAGAAACTCTTTTTACTATTGGAGACAATCTTTATCAAAAGAAAAGAGGTACGTTTGTTATTACATATAGTGGTGCAAACACAGCAACCTTAGATGTTTTGCCAAATCCTACTGCCAACACAATAGATGTAGATATCAAAGAAAATGGCTCTAGCATTGCTGGCTTTCCAAAATCTTATAGCGCAACTGACACGATAGGCACGTTATATACAGATATAAATGGACTGTCAGATTACAGCGTTGTGGCTACTCCGATTGCTAGGATTAATGGGAATCAAAGTGACACGCAAACAATTACAGTAGATTCATCTCCTTTGACATATAAGGCTAACGACCGAATTGGCTTTTATCATTCCGGATTCAATTATGTTGTGTGGCGATGGGTGTTTTATACCACAGCAACAACGATTGTTGTAGATTCCAGAGTGTCAGTTTCTGACAACGCTTGGCTTGGGCTAGGAGCAGAGCCTGTTAGTAATTTACCTCAAATAGAGGCGCTATCTTTGCCCACAGGTACCGATGTGACAATAGAGGTTCCTTACTGGGAAGGAGTTAGTAATGTGGCAAGCACTGAATGTTATGCTTTGCAACAAGACAACTTACCACCAAATCCTGGTGTGTGGACTGAGCGACCATTTAAAAGCGATGTAGAGCAAGACGTGGCGGAAAGTCGCAATGTTAGTTTCGTTAGCAGTCGAGACGTTATGTACTTTGCTATGCCATTTTATTTGAACGATGGCATTCCTGACAGTGAATATTTAGATGGGCAGCCAGCACCAATCTTGCAAAATAGTGGGTTGTGGAAATATGACGGATTAGATTGTTATTTAGCTGGTCTGCCTAAAATGACTAAGCCAAGCTCAATTGATGTTACCAATGACAGTCTCGGCAGTGGCTTAACTACTAATTCGACCTATAAATACAGATTGCAATATGTATACGTTGATTATCGCGGTAATGAAATATCAGGTCCGCTGACTGATGAAATTGCAATCAACACTAGCACCTACACCAATGTCGAATTTGTGTGGTCTGCTGCTGAGAACCCAGATGGTTCTGTTGTATATCTTGGTAATTTATTAAGAAATATGGCTGCTCCGTTCCCGGTGCGTGAGGCATCGATGAACCACGTTCTAGCGCCAAGTTTCACACAGCAAACCACTATTGATGTGTTTGAATATCATGGAATTATTCCAGGATTAAAAGTTGTTGTTTGGGACAATTCCGTTAAGCGTTTTGTTGAAAGAACCGTATTAAGTTGCACAGAAAATACAGTTACTATTGACGAGCCTATTTCGTGGGACATAGCAGACACTCAATTTCAATATAGCACCTATATAATAACTCCATTTAGAATGCGGATGTGGCGTACCGTAGCAGATGGCTCATTGTTTTATTTCTGCCAAGATGTTGCTGGAATACGAGCATTTGGTGGTGTCACTGCAGGATACGTGAGGTTTGGCGATGGAGTACCTGACGCAGCTCTTGGTGCTCCGTTAATAGAAGTTGACAGGCAACCATCTTTGTTCCCAAAGCTAAAGTACCTTACAAATCATCAAGGTCTCATAGTCGGCTCAGGAAATCCCGATGACCCGGAAGCTGTATACTTTGAGGACATTGTTTCAATTGAGTCATCTCCAGCAGCCTCTTCTAATTTTCGAGTGTCTGGTTCTACTAGTAGTGGCGCAGTAACCGCATTAGCCTCTGACAATGATGACATGTTGGCGGTTTTTAAAGAGGATAGTTATTTTAACGTAGTCGGAGATTTAGACAGTCTTTCTTTCCAAGTCTTAGAAGTCAGTAAAAATGAGTTTGGATGCCCAAGCCATGCTGCGCTTGTAAAGATGGATAATGTACTTGTATTTCCATCAAATAATGGATTCAAAGCAGTTTCGGGTGGACAGTTAATTACAGATTTTCGTGACCGCCTTATTGATGATTTGACGGATAATTTTTACGTGCAAGTCAACAATCAAGTTATCCCATTTGAAGATGAAGATAAGTTTGTAATCAAAAGAGCTACCGCTATCTATGACCCGTCTACTAGACAATACATTTGTTACATACCTTGCGAATCTGGAACTCCAGGTTTTCTGCAGAACAGGACTGTAAACGACAACAGCCGAGTGTTTGTTTACAATAGAGGGAGAGACAGCATTGTAAAATGGAGACTACCAGTCTCTATGAACATGGCTGGTGGTATGGCTATCCACAAGGATAACCTATACTGGTGTGCTAGAACCTATGATGGCACTCGTCGTGGTCAGGTGTTCCATCGACGACAAACTGGCACTACGTATGATTATCTAGACAATCTTGATGCTATTTCAATGACATTGCGAATGACTTGGGATTCAATGGAAGCACCGTCTGATTACTTCAATGCAATCTTCCTTAAGTTGTTTCAGTTTGCTCCTGAACAGTATGTCGGTGCCTTTGACTTGTCTGTTAAAGAGTACAGAAGCTACGACGAAAGTACTATATACACGAATGCTAATAGGACGTTTAGCACATCGACTGAGAGGCAAAAGCGTATCAAGTTAAAGAGCGGTAGAGCTTCAGCTATCAGTGTTAGCTTTACCAACGACACAGCTATGGAGAAGCCTGTACTTACTGGCTACGAGTATGAAGTTCGCAATCCATACCTTTCACGAATCAAAGCAGGGAGGAACGGATGAGGCGGTTAAAGACAGGTCGTACGGCTAATACTGTAGGTAACGAACAGCGTGTACCTAACGTACTCAGGGGGCTGCAGAACAAGTCTATATCTGAGGCTACGTATAAGCAGGGTCAGGAGAAAGAAACGGGAGAGACGTGGATAACGGGTGCTCCTATATATCGGCAGGTGCTAAGCCTTGGCACATTACCGGATGCTTCGACGGCACAAGTAATTAAGTTCTATTCAGTTCCGAACAGTGTAGGTAGAATGTTGAGCATGGAGGGTATGGCATACCGGGATGATGGGTTTGTGCATCTTCCTATCCCGTATGTTGATGACATGGCAGGAAACTATATTCAACCGACGTTCTATCCCAACGGAGGAGGATTGCGTATTCAATATGTTGGTTTTGATTACAGCATTTATAACGAAGCGCATGTAGTATTGAGATATATCAAGTAGGGGATGAGATGGCACAATTAACAGAAGAGCAAAGAGCGCAGATAAGAGCACTTCGAGCAGCTGAAGGTAAAGATGCAGCGAGGGCGATGCGCTTTAAAATGAGAACACAAGCAGGTTTACCAACTAATCCTGCTAATGTTCCTTCGGGAGTTAAGCAGGTTGTTCAGCAAACCCCTGAAGAGTTGGCGAGGATTAGAGAAGCTAGAAACACTCCAGATGCAAATGGAATTAGTAATCAAATTGGCTATCGCGACGCGCAGTCACAAGGTCTTTCGCCGTTCATTCAGGAGACTCCATCTGCGCCAGCAGCTCCTCCTCCAGCAGCTCCTCCTGCACCTGCAGCCAATCCTAATCGACTAAGCCCTGAGCAAAGAGCACAGATAGCAGCACTGCGAGCATCGGAGGGTCAAGATGCTGCGAAGGCTCTACGTTTTCAATTAAGAACGGAAGCAGGGTTACCGACTAATCCTGCTAATGCTCCTGTCCCTCCTCCTGCAGATACCGTCCCTCCTCCTGCAGACACTGCTCCGGCTGAAGACAAGCCTGTGACATTTGGTCCACGGATTAGCAAGCGTCTAGACAAGATGTTTGGTCTTGGTCAGGAGATGGTAGACAAGTTCTTACCGGACATCTCCGTACTAGGAACCGTAGACGCGTCTCGTAGTGCTCAGATGCAAGAAGCCATGGCACAAGCACAAGCAGGGCTAGGAGGACTCTCAGCAGCCGAGAATGAGGCTTTAAGAGCTAGAGGGTACGAGGAGCTTAACCGTCAGTTTATGGGCGGTCAGAGGGCACTAGGAAGGCTACAAGCGCGTTCTGGAGTACAAGGTGCAGCTGCTACAGCTCAGTTTGGGGATTTGATGAGACAAAGAGCTCAGCAGGCTGCTGGGATGGAGCAGGACCTCATGCTCAGGAACATAGCGGTACAAGACCAGCGTAGACAAGCATTCCAGAACCTTCTTAGAACAGCAGAGCAGGATGAGCTTGCAAGACAGCAGTTCAACATTGGTCAGCAAGCTAATCTCCTTAGTGGACAGCAGGCGCTCTTCTTTGGTGGTGCTGGGCTTGGTAATCAGCTTATGGAGCAAATGCGTCAGAGACGTATGGAGCGAGAGCAAATGGAGGCTATTAGGCAAGGGCAGTTGGCTCAACAAGCAGCTTGGCAGCAAGCTCAGAACGACATCTTGAATATATCTGGCGGCACAGGTCCTGGTTTGGATATGGGTCCTAATGAGCCTCAAGCTAATCCTAATGCGTAGTTATTAATTTGGTAGCAAGCTATGGCTAAAGAAGACGAAGACGAAAAGAAGAAGGAAGAAGAGATGGCAGCCGAGGAAGCTGCTGCTGAAGCTCCTGCAGAGGAAGTTGCTACGGAGGAAGCTCCTGCTGAAGCTCCTGCTGAGGATGGCGGTGAGCCTGGTGAAGAGCAGACCGTTGGTTCTTCTTTGCGTGATGATGGCAGCGCACCAAAGTTCGAGCCTAGTGCTGAAGGTAGGCGCATGGTCGAAGAGCTTTTGACAGGCTCTGGTCCTAGTGAAGTGCAGCAGATAATTAACGACTTAGCAGACAAGATAAACACCGAACGCAAGGACATTAGAGACCTTGCTGAGCAGGCTCCGAAAGCTCCCGACCTTGCTGACCTCGTCGTTGCATTACTGCCAGTGGCACTAGGTGCTGCAGTAGGAGGCAAGCGTGGCGCTCTTGCTGGTGGAGTTGGTGGACTCGAAGGCATGGTTAAAAGCCGAGACAAGAGACAGGAGAGAATTGCTAAGGAAATAGAAAGCAAAGAAAAGTATGCTCGAACCCTAGAGGGCAGACTTACTAGTCTTCAGGGGCAAGTTGCTATTGCGTTGGAGAACCGGGTGGGCACTCTTCCGCAAGGGGTATTGGAGCAAATGGCAGGCTACACCACGTCTGCAGTGACCACACAACAAACCTTGGACTTCTTGAATAAATTTTTCCCAGACGAAGAAAGTTTAGGGGGGTACGTCAATCGTCTTAAAGACCAATATTTAGGCACCAAATTAAACAATGCTCAAATATTAAGTAACCTGCGTAGTAATCTTAGATTAGCGCAACAAGCAGGAATTAAAGGTGTTCCTAGTAAGCAAGACCAGGAGCTTATCGATGAAGTTCTTCGCGGTGGTAAAATTACCTTTGCCAAAATACAGAACCTCAAAAATGCGCTAGAAAACTCCGTACGTAGGCTAATTATGGAGGCAAATGTTACGGGCGAGTCTTATAGGAAGTTTGCTAGTGGCGAAAAGCTGACGACGGAGTATGTCCAAGACATGGCTGCAAGAAGCCCCGTACCAGGAGCAGAAGAAAGGAAGGAAGAAGAGCCGACCAAGAAAGGCGAGCCAACAAGTCCTACTATTGGAACAATAACTCAGGAGCTGACTGCAAATGGAACCCCACAGGGGTTTTTAGTCGTGCCAATGAGAGATGACAAGCTAGGGCAGCGTATCGGAAAAGTGCCGTTTAGTATGCCGTGGGTACAAAAGTTCTTAAGTGATTCTCGAAACATGAATGCAGCAAAAAATTTCAATAACCTATCACAAAGAGAACAGGTTGAATATTTACAGCGGTTAGAAAAAGCCTTGGCAGATTATGCTAAGACAGTACAAATTCAAGAATAAGCGCACGGTAAGGCAAAGCTATGGATGAAATCAACAACGAAGCCAGTGAGGAAGTAGCAGTAAAGGATGAAGCATCCTTGTTGTTAGAGGCTTTTGGCGATACTTCACCCGTACTTGACAGTAGGCAGGTGGCGACTGACCGTAGAACACGCAACCAACAAATCAATGATGCTTTAGGGATTATTCCATTTGATGTTGCTGAGTCAATGAGGAGAGAAGAGGAACTTGAACTTGACAAATCAATAATGGCACCTGAGGCGCTACAGGAAGCAGAACTATTTAGAAGTGGGGTTGTTGACCCTTTAATGACTGAAGCTGGCATGATTGAAACAGCTGCTGCTATCGCTGGCGCTGGACTTCCCTCTACTGTTGGTAAAGGTCTTGTTCGTCGGTATGGATTAAATATCCCTACGGAGTATGGCGGTAGTGTTATAGGCGACATTGGTAGAGGAGCAGTAGCTGGGTTTAGTTCTTCTTTGTCTGAGGAAATTGCCAACATAGTTTTGGGTGAGTTCGATTTACGAGAACAAAAAGAATTAGCCGAGAGAGGAGAGTCGGTAGTTGCTAACACTATTTTGGACACATTGATAGAAACTGGTGTCATAGCTTTTGGTAGGCTCAGCAGTCCAGCGCGACAGTTAGTTGATGACATGAAATACATCACGAGGTCACTGGATTCTAAAAGCGCAATAGTTAGAGCGTTTGTCGATGACGTAGAAGAATTTAATAAATACACGTTTGGTGGTGTTGGAGGAAACGCGCACACCGCTGCAGCTGCATTTGACTCATTTAAACGTAAGGTGCTTAGAAACACAAACTGGAATAAGGTTCAATCTGAAAAGATATTCAATGCAGTAGAAGAACAACTAGATGTTGCGCTCAAAGATGTCACAACAGGCATGGATGAGGTTTTAGGAAGAGTTAGAAACAAATCCGAAGCTGCTTTCACATTACCAGACAAAAAACAAATTCCTGGCGCATACTACACAGCTCGCAATAATATTGTTAGAGGAGAAACTTCTCCCACACTAGATTTTAGACTAGGCGATTTAGAGCTTGAAGGTCTCTATGACAATCTCAACGCTAAAAGCATCGGAGGTTTTCAAGAATGGAGTGGTGGCAAAAAGCTATCTGATGTTATCGACACGAAAAGAGGTAACACTCCTATCACAAAAGTTGTAAGACAGGAGATAGACGGTCTTTATCAAAAGTACGATAAAAAGCTTTATGATGAGCTTGTTATAACCGAACGTAATCTAATAAACAAAACGAAGAGATTAAATCAACTGCAGTTCGAGCAGAATAACAATCTATGGAATAAGCTGTCAGCAAAAGAGTATGAAGCGAAGGAGAAGCTGGTTGCTGACCTGCAAATGCAAACAGATGTGCTGAGCATCCGACGACAAAACGTCATGGATGAGCTGCAAGAGATAGTTATTCCAGCAGAAGACTTGCTTAACATTCGCAGAGGTTGGGACAAGCTATCAAAAATTGATGCCAAAACTGCAGAAGCAAATGTTGCTAGTAGACTTAGTTATGAGGCAAATTTTTTGCTTGCCAATAAATTGAGAACTGCCATTGGTGATAGAATCACTCAGATAGACCCTAAGACAGGCGAGGTGTGGAAGAACCTCAATCAGACATATGGCGTGTTAAAACGAGTTGAGCCAAAAGTTCGCTTTCGAGCCTTGCCTGACCAAGCAGCAGACAATTTTAGAAGTCGAGGAGATGGTGGTTTTATTGCTAACTTCTTTACCAGAGAATCTCCGGTTGGCTTGTTCTATACTGGAATGCAGACGGCACAAAGCAGAAGCCAACTAAAAAAGATGACAGCAGAGGGCATCAAGCGCACAGCACAAAGCATTGCAATACCAGCAGGATTTGTAGCGATACAGGGTCCAGGAACCGCAGCGGTCTTGTCACGTTTAGCTGAAGACTCTGGTGTGCCTGTTAGGGAATGGGCACAAGAGGTGGCGAATTACGGCGCTGAGGCTGGTTACGAAATGTTGCAGGGAGAAGCTAGAAACAGGGATATGCAGATGGATGCCATGCGTCCTCTTATTGACCTTAAACAAGAACGTACAACCTACATCACAGATTTGATGAATGGAGTCTCACGCGCTGCAGACTATGCAAAGCAAAAGATGCAATTCAATAATGGCACGTTAGTGAAGAAACCTTTAGAGTCCACTATGCCTATGCCAGAAGAAGAGCCAGAGGAAACTCCTAAGGTTGAGATGGAAGACACTGGGCTTGGGACTAAGAAAAGGAAATAGAGATGCCAGACGAGTCAAAACAACAATCAGCATTAGATGAAGTAATTGATGCTACTGAAAAGAATCAGGAGCAAAGCTCGCTTGATTTAGCAACGAAGCTAGTTGCTGCTTTTGAGGGCTTTTGCCCACTAGCATACTATGCTACGGATATTGAAGAAAAAAACAACAAACTTACAGTCGGGTATGGCACTACGGTTATAGATGGCAAACCTGTTAAACCCGGAACAAAAGTAACGAAGGATGAAGCTAAGGCTCTGCTAAAAAAACGATTAGAGAAGGACTTGGTGCAAGTTCGCAAAATGGTGACTCGTGAAATTACGCCAGCACAAGAAGCCGTTCTTGTATCTTTAGCCTATAATTCTGGTGCTAAATTTGTACGCAATAGCAAGTTTCTTAAGAAGCTAAACAAATCTGGGTGGGAAGCTGCAAGGTCTGAGCTATGGGATTGGAATGTACAGGAAGACCCAGACACAGGAAAAATGAAAGTACAAAGGGGTCTAACACACAGGCGCGTTGTAGAAGAGGCAATAGGTAGCGGAGAGCCTCCTTCGGTAGTAAACCAGAAAAGACCAACGAAATATCAGTGGGATGAGAAAGTAGAAAAATTCAAAGACGTTGGTTTTAGCACTTGGGATGATTGGGAACCACCAAAGAAAGAAGAAAAGGAAAAACTCAAAGAAGAAGAGGAAAAACCTAAGGTAATGCAAAATGTCGGAATCTTCGATAGAAACAGTACAACGGCTTAACTGGGCTGTTATCTTATTTCTGACTCTTCATACTGCTGGTGCAATCTGGTGGGCATCTAGGTTGCAAGCAGGCTTTGACTACATGTCCCAACAGATAGGTGAGCTAAAGGATGAGCTTCGTGCGGTAAGTAAGGACAAGTATACAGCGCAGGAAGCACAACGAGACTTGACTGTAATCTTAGATAGGTACGAAATACTTCGAGTTCGAATACAGAGGCTAGAAGCTCATGTCTTTAAACACGAGGGACAGTAAGCATACGCATTGCAATCTTACGAATCTCATGGAGTGGCACCAGATAGCCCTCGCTATAGTACGTCTCATTCTTGCAGCAGCGCTTTTGATATTTCTTAGTCCACTCGTGCAAGCTATCACGTAACGTCACCATATTAATTACTGCAGCTCTATTCATAGGTGGCACGTAGTATACTAGTAGCTGCGCTACGCTGGTGTATGCCCATCCCAGCTTTCCATTGCTGCTATTACTGAGAGTCTCGATGAAGGCGTTGGTTGTTAGCCCTGCCATCTCATCAGCTTTATACTCTACTGACAGTCTCCGTTTCGGAGTGCCCTTGTAGGTGAATATTCTATCGAGTCCAAGCTTTTGCAACTCCATAGGCACTGCTTTTACTTCGAAGAATCTCAGGAAGTACAGGTCTAGTGTATGTTCGTGCTTAGCACCAATCTCAAGTTGTTCATTGAAGTTGTATGGTTTATCGGCAGTCGACATAGCCACAGCTTTTCATCTCACACGTTGGACAGCTGATGTATACGACAGTGAATGATAGTAGCAGCATGAATGCTCCCATCATGAAGGCAACTAATAAATCTCCCATCGCGTTTTCTCCTTTACGTGAAACTACTATAGCTCCAAACTATTTGAGCCGGAAGGCATAAAGTTGGTACTCGCTGGGGTAGGGGGTTGTATTATCCTCTGCCCCTTTTTCGTGTGGTCAGTTGATTCCATTCATTCTTGAAATGTTGAAAGGTGAGGTGGTTGCTCGAGTGCGGTTTGAGTACATCTCTAAAAAAAGTATGAGGCGAATCAGCTACAATCAATCTCATCTTATTCACACCTTCAATGTCGCTAATATCCATTATCGCTCTTCGACGTTTGTAATAGTCATAGCTAATTTGTTGCGTTAGTAGTTCCTGTACCTCGGAGTACTCGTGAGGCGAGAGTGTGCGTTGTAATCTTTTGAGACGAGAGAAGGTGCTATCTGGTGAATACCATTTAATGACTGGAGGGTGGTACTCAACGATGAGATTTAGTTCAGGCAGAAAGAAGTCAGCATCATGTTTTGTACTGATAGGACGCTGATATGTTTTACCGTTAATTGCATCCCAGCCGAGATGCTTTGTTAGTAGAGCTGCACACGCTGCCTCTTCTCGGGAATGGAATTCAACCGGGAATCGGGGCGTATGTTCCAGCATAGTGTTCTAGAAAAGGTGGGCAGCAGCAGCGAGCATTCGCTTGGGAGAAAACACTTGGTGCCACTACTGCCCGAAACTAAAACACGAGCCAACCGACGGCTCGCACAATGCCATAGTATAGGTAGGCTTGTGCTTTCAGCAATGAAGAATTCTTGTGAGACGCTGTTTTGAGCATATGCTGCAGGAACAACTGGTCTACTTGGTATCTGTTGAGGTTACCGGGATTCTCGTAGAGATTGTCGTGCAGGACGCAAGAAGAGGTTAGAGGGTCTACCTTGCTGAACAGTCCGTATATCCAGTCTGTGCTTGCCCAGAGGTATCCACAACGTAATTTAGTATCTTTCATATCACCACGACTTCGACTCCGACTTAGACTTCGACCTCGACCACGCCCCAAACCCCGACCACGCCCCAGACCACGACCACGCCCCCGACTCCGACTTAGACTTCGACCTCGACCACGCCCCAGACCCCGACCACGCCCCAGACCACGACCACGCCCCCGACTGCGCCCTAGACCACGACCGCGACCACGCCCTGAACCACGACCCCGACCTCAAAGACACTTCCAACCCTTTTCTCAGTATTGCTGCTGTCATATTTGTTCTCTGGGCAAAGCGTGATTCCATTCAAAGATGTCTACCACCGCACCTAAAGAGACTAGAACAAGCCCTTCCACTGGCTCTACCTCCGACAACTTGCCAGTCTTTAGCGCATCGCTGAATCTTCCAGTGTCAGCTACCCAAGCTGCGTCTCTTAATACGAGGAACTTATCGTCTACCTCTACCAGCCTTCCGGTGTGGTACATTGTTACAGTGCGAATGAATAATTTTCTACCAATCATGTCTTCCATTTCTAATGTCCTCCTTTAGTTGCTCCATTTCTTTCATCAAACGTGAAACTTGTTTTTTTAACACCTTTACAGTCGAGCCGTTTAGACCGTGACTGTCCAGTAACCTTTGCTTAGCAGCATCCAGCTCAGACTTCAGAGTTCGATACTTTCTGTCTGCAAGCATCTGACGCTGATACTCCTGCTTTAGCCTAACCATATGTCCTCCTAGCGTACTCAGCTATAAGGATGGCATCTGCTGTCTTATGAGTGATGTCTAGGTCAGGGTAGAGCTGCTGAGCTTTCTGCTTGGTGACGTTCTTATCGCCCTTTGTCAGGCATCCTAAGCTTCTCTGCCATGTGCTCGGTGCTACATCATCAAAGGGTATTCTTCTTGCTACCAGACAGCCCCGTAGGAAGCCATAACCTTGTCCGAAGGTGAAAGTGCTCTTCACTCCTTGCTTAGGCATTGAATGTACCTTCTCGAGCAGCACGAAGCTGCCACTCCTTGCAAAATCACCGAGTAGCTCGGCAATATCCGCCTCGGTCTTAGGCATGCCCCACGCCTGCATCACACCCTCAGTATAGACGGCTATCCCTCCGTTCTTTCCGGGGTCGATTCCGATGATGATTCCAGCCACGGCTTCTCTCCTCTCTTTAGCTTATCAAATCCTAGCTGTATAAACCTTTCTTCCAACTGTCGATACTTCTTAACCTGTCCAGCATTAAAGTTCTGGAAATCAAAGTTCTGCGCCATGATAATCTTCTCCCAGTCTTTGCCGAACATCATGAGCAGAAAGTCGAGCTTGCTGACAGTCTGGTTACCGACAGTCACGCAATGCTCACGGCGCACCCATCTACCACCGCAGTGCTTGGTTCTAATCCACACGCAGTCGGCAAAGGCGTTTATCCACTCTTTATGCTCTTCATTTACAATGCTGTCAGCGCTCTCTCGTTTGGTAATCTTCTTGCTTTCTGCTTTCTGCTTATCCTCATCCAGAAAGCCCCAGCTGTTTACCATCATCGTCCGTATATCGTCTTCTCCGGTAGTGTCGACCTTTCCCGACACTACGACCTTCTCCCCGTGAGAAAGCAGCTGTAGAGCGCGCTCAGCCTGTTCTCTGAACACTCTGCAGTGATACTGAATTGAATCTGTGTCTTTGATTACGAAGAGGCAGTATCTGTTGCCCTTCTGACTTACTCGTTCGGCAGGTCGTACCGTGACGCTGCCTTCTACTACTCGTTCCATATACCCTCCCAAGCTTATAAAAAGGGTGGCTCGACTCCGTTGGCGCGAACCACCCTCAAAGGAACATCGACTTCACGAATGACGTGAAGATTTGACCTTAGAATGGAATGTCGTCATCCGCAAGGGAAATATCGTTGACATCCTGCCGAGCCGGAGCTGCTGCTTGACCTGTAACAGGAGGCATAACAGCTTCGATGTTGCTATATTCCATGTCGCCCTTGCTAACAACCGTTACATTTAACATGCAGTTCTTGCCTTTCAGACCTTCGATTACTCGTAATGCCGTCTCATCCTTATTCAGGTGACCTTTACGAATTGCTTCAGGGTCGAGAGCCTCTACGACTTTGTAGAGCTTAGACTTGTTCGGCTTGCTTGCTAGGCTAACGGAAGTGACGTAACGCCCCTCCACTCCGCTCTGCAGCTTGAACACGAACTTCAAGGCATCCTCCAGCTCTTCGCTTTGGTACCGCTTCTTCTGGCATTCTTCCACGGCTACGCATGTAGCAGGGTAGAGTCCGGCAGGAACTACCTCGTCAAAGGTTCTTCCACCGCCACCAGTTGGTCTTTTAAGTGTTATTGTTAGTGCCATATTACATCTCCTATGTTGTTGGCTAATTTAACGTACGCATATCGTTTTCGAATGCTTCGAGGT